TCTCCCTGAGTCCCGCAGCATGGTATCCGCCCGCTCAACCGCCGCCTGGTCCCCAATCTCCTTCTCTAACTGCTGCTGCTGCACACCCTCCATAGCAAGATTTTGAGCGGCAACCCCGATACGCGCCGACTCCATATTCAGCTCATGCGACTCCACGGCCCGCTGCTCCTTCACCTCGTACCGTTCCTGCTCACGCTCATCAGCCTCCTGCTGGCGCTGGGCATCCATAAACGTCTTGGCCCCAGCCCCCGCTTCTCGCAAGAAGGCAGAGCTGGAGTCAGCGGGAGAGGTTAGTGCAGTGAAGATTCTTGCCATGCTGTCGCCTATGTAAACTGATAGTCACCCTGCCCGTACACACTCCCCTGATCTGGCTGAATCAACCCGCCGGAAGGATGATTGGGTATCCCAGCACCCATCGTTTTCCCCCCACCCATCATCGACATCATCATCGCCAGGTTCATCAAACCAGCCCCCTGACCCGTCTGCGCCTGCTGCTGAATCATCGGGTAACTCGTCTGCCCGCCCGCAAAGACAGCCGCCCTCTGCGCCGCCATCTGGGAGGCCATCTGGGACAACGCATTCCGCGTATCCATCTTGGACGCCCTCAACGCGGAAAGTCCCACGCCAGTCCCAGGGTTGAACCCCGACCCCGCCAGGCGCGACAAGGTATCCCCCATCCGACCCTCCCCCTGCGCCGTGATGCGATCCATCGCACCCACCTGGCTCAAGTTGATCTGGGACAACGCCTGTTGCTGCTGTTGCTTCTGAAACTTCAGCGCAGCCGCCTGTTGGGCCGCATTAGCCTTCCGCGCCTTACTCGCAGACCGTTTCCCCATGATGCCGCCCAAAACCTGAGCGCCCGCCGCCAATGCCATAGGAGCAACCATCAGCCACCTTCCTTCAGCTCACCGAGCCGTTTCACATACACCACGTCCGTCGCCTCATACCCACGCGACCGATACAGCCGCTCAAAAGCCTTCGGGCGCACACCCGAGAGACTAGCCATGTATATCCGACTGACACCAAGGTACTCGCCAACCTGCTCAAAGGCCGCAAGCAGGGCCACGCCAACACCACGGTGATCGGGGTCAACATACCAGAAGGACTCACACAAGTCCCCTCGACCGTCCACCAGGCTCGTCCCCACCGTGCCACCCAGCATCCCGACCGGCTTATCCTCCGGGTCATCCGAGCCCGTCGAGTACAGAATCACCGCGTCCCCAGAACCCATCAGATCGCTCCATATCCGCGCCCACGCCTCGCCATCGTGGCAGTTCTCGGCCCCGTCCATGCCGAACATGTAGAACGTCTCGGCCAGCTCCGACAGGCGTGGAATACCCTCCACGGGCATCGCCCAGACGGCGCTATGCTTGCTGTCTATTTCGATGCGGTGGGTCATTAGCCGATCCTTTGGACGGTGATCCACGCATTATCCACCGACACAGACGCATAGCTTGAAGAGTTATTCTTTATCTGCACATCAACATCCAACATAACACCTACGGACACACCCACCACCCCAGACACAAACACCGCCGCACGGTGAGTTGTCGAAGAACCCGTTAGCTGTATTTGCCTTTCACAATACACCGTCCCGCCAATAGAACGCACCCTCACAAACGCCTGAAGACCGGACGACGCCGTACTCTTGAAATACGGCTCCGCCATAATTAGGTACACACTCCCGCCCCTCAACCTAATCACATCAGACGCCGTATCCACCTCAATATAACCCCCCGTAGAACTTTCGGGAGCAGCCAACGGCACCGTAGTCCACACATTGTTACCACTCGCATCCACCTGTGCCCCCTCGATACTCGCCGCCTGTGCAGCCACCACACTCTTCTTCACCTTCACCCGCTGCTCATCATCCACCTCAAAGTCATCGGGATCAAACCGCTGCTCCACCTCCATCTCGGCCTGAGCCCCACGCCGATGCCTCGGATCGTCCGGCCCAGTCCGCGACGAACTGCCGGCGGCACCAGCCCGCGTCATCAAATCCTTCCGCTCCTGCTTGTTCCGCTGCGCCATCAACGACTCCTCTTGGCGCCGGCCATAGACATCAACGCACTCGCCTTCTCTAGCGCCCAACGCTGCTCCGCGTTGCCATTCCGCATCCTCAAGTAGATGCTGTCCCCGCTCATCCTCACCAACTTCGTTGGGTTACGCCCAGCCACCAGACCACCCTGCGCTCTCGGCAAACCCAACGTACCCGGATCGCCCGTCACGAAGAACTCGTAATTGCAGCCGTCCTGGTCGTCCGCCAACACCACATTGAACTCCGTAACCTGCGTCTCAGACTCCTCCCCAACAGGAGCTATCGGGCCGATAGTCGCAAAACTATCAATCGCAAAGTTCACGCTGGCCGTCCTCTGGTCACTATAGGGCATCGCCGTACCGGCCTGGTTCTTACCCCAACGCCTAACACGACCGTCCTCGCAGCCAAGCATCACGACGCGATCATCGTAAGCGTCACCGTCCACCTGGAGCGCCGCAGTCGGCTGGATCAGATCCGTCGCAGCAGAACCAAAGTTGTCCTTGTGGAAGGCATTATTCTTCGCGTCAAAGAACCAATGATCCACAATCGGCCCACCCGCCCCAAACGGAATCACAAAGATATGCAGCCCCTCGTCAATGTAGTTCCACACCAGACTGACGTAGTAGGAGCCAAAGTCGATACTCTGAAGAGACCGCGACACACGATGCTCAGACACACGATCCAACTGGCCGGTCCCGCTCATCATATACAGACTGCCACGGCTCCCCACGAACCACAGGCGCCCCATCGGATCCTTCGTCCACGGACGCCCGAAACTAATCCCAGTCTCGTCCGTCACCAGGTCGAGCTGACCACCAGCCATCGGGTCCCCCGTCAACCGCCAGATCGAATGGTCGCCACCAAATAAGCACAGGTCGTCGTTGTACGGAATGATCGTATTGACCACATCGGGAACCTTCCCGGCCTTGGAGTTTTCCGCACTTATCGCCTGGGCCGCGCTCGGAACCTGCGGGAACTGATCCCAGTTATTCGGCTGGAAGATCGCGCTCATAGCCCAATCCGAAGGATCCTCCGGATTACGCGCAACAACCATCCGGCCACGCCACACATCCATCAAACGACAGCGCGAAGGGATCGACCCTATCGAGGTGCTGGCCCACTTCGACACCGTTCCTCCACTCGCCGGATCGTCAGCGGGATCATAAACGTAGTAGTCCTTCCCGTCCGCTATATACACCTTTGAGAACGCCTGAACCATCTGCACATAAGGCGCATTAGCATCATAGGTGCCCGTCACCACCGCATCGAACTCCGCAGTATCCACCGTCTTGAATGTTCCGTTGGAAGCGGCAAGCACCTTCAAGGTCCGCGTCTGACCCACACCGGCACCCTGCGTCACGGTCGCCATACGGGTGCGCCACAGAGACTCATTAGCCGTAGTCCCCTGCGTCCCACCGTAAATCGCCCACTCCGCGCAATCAATAGTCGCAGACCCCGCACCCACAGCATTCGCCCTAACATAGTCCGGCTTCTTCGCCTGGACCGTGATGGCAACATTCACCGAATTGTCGTTCTGCGTGTCGTTGATACCGCCCAGGCCGTTGTTCACAGTCCCATCTGTATCAAACGCCAACAAACTCTTATTGCTGTAATCCGTGTGAGCGTTCGCGTCCGTCACACCATACGGAACATACAGCCGACCGTCCTCATCAGTAGCCAGCCGATGCCGCAACGCCTCAGCAGAAATCTGCCACCCCGTTGATTTCGCACCCGACAGATCCCACAGGTACTTCTCCCAACCAACACCACCCGCCGTAACCGTAGGGCCGGTATCCTGAAACCTGCGGATATTCGCCAACGTACTCTCGTCGCCCTTGATGACATGGCCCGTCGTATAGATTGACCGATCACCATTCGCCGCAATCGGACCAATCGCAATACCGCAGCCTATCCCCGCAAAATACGTAGCATCATCCCCATCATTGAACGTAAACCAAACAGAAGTCCCCGGCACGGCTGCGTACAGATTGATCTTCTCCACACGACCATATTCCTGCTGACTAGCATCGGCACCACAGATGCTCATATACACAATCCCATCATCCCGCAACGCCAGGCGCTGGTGCCGCACATCCTCAGTCCCGTTAACCATCGCCGGCATCGTGAACGTCCACGACCTGTCCGCATCGACCGCCGGGGCCTCAGTCATCGTGTACGCCGGATACAACCGCAAAAATATATCGTTTAGCGGGATCGCCTCCGAAGTAGCCACAATCAGATCCCCCTCAAAGATCACAATATCCTGAATGTACTCGCCCGACGCACCAGACCAGGCCAGGCCGTAGGTCGAATCTATCTTGTACTCAAACGCATACAATCGACCCTCCGTAGGCACCGACCCAGACCCAGACCCACGCCCAATAAACACGTTCTGAAACTCATCGACGGCCAAGCACACCGGCGGAGCGCCGTTCGTCGTAGCAATATCCAGCGGTATCGACACCACCGCAATCAGTCCACCATCCTCGTTGTACTTGAACCAAGAGTCGTCCGACCCAAGCACATAGATATTGCCGTAATCATCCTGCTTTATATCGACCACCGCCGCCTGGAGCGGATCCAACGTCACCTCCCAATCGTTACTAACAGCCGCCGACCAAGTGAGTTGCGTCTTCTCCACCGCCACAGACGCCATCGCCTGAATCTTCTTATTCAACGTATGCAGGGGATCCGCCCCCGAATACACCCCAAGCCCAGCTCGCTGCGCTCCCCGCGTCCTACCAGTCACCGGGTCAATCGAGCGCACGTTCAGCTCGTCCCTACAGGTAAACGGCTCCTGGTCCGAAAAGGAGTTGTTCTCGCTGAAACCCCCAAGAGGAAACCGTATCTCCCGGCGCTGCGTTCTCCGCCGCTTGGAAGCCATAGATACTCCTCCTAGCTAGGTCCAGAAACAGAAGAGAAGTTCCAGAAGTTACCCGGCGCACCCGCATACATCGACTGAGCTGCCCCACCACGCATCGGGCCAAGGTTCGGCTGGCTCTCCTTATCACGCTGACGAGCAGCCGCAACAAGAGGCCCACCAGCAATGACCGCCAGGCGCTGCGACACATCGCCCTCCCCCTCACGCTCGTACCCACGCGCAAAGGCGCGAACGATCTGGAGGTACAGGCCCTCAATATATGAGGGGACGCTAATCAGATCATTGTCACCGTCCAACGCACCCCAGCCACGCCGGAAGTACAACGTCAAGCCATCGGTTACGTCCGAACTCGGCGTCGGGTAAATGTCCAACC